ATATTTTATTATTGATATGTCAAGAATTTTTTCTGGAAACACAGGCATCCAAAAGTACGGTATCAAATTCCCTGAGAACATGGACGAGCTTGGTGTAGAGCTATACTGCTACGCTATAAGCAAAGGAGAATATGGAAGAGATTACTGCAATAAGCACAATATAAATCTTTCAGATTTTAAATTACTCACTCCATACGAACATTTCTTGAAGGCAGTAAAACTCCAATGGCCCACTGAAGTTTCTATTGTCAACAGAGGATATACCAATACTCAGTTGTTGAGAACTCTGGAAGAACTCTGCAACAATGATGACATCTGTTTGGCTGGCGCAGCTTCGATGGGAAAGTCGTTTCCAGTTGGGCTTTGGGTCTACCTTGACTGGTGTTCTGCTCCTCATTGCACTTCGTCTTGGGTTGCTACAACTACTCTTGGTGCATCCGAAGATCGTATCTGGGGTATCATTTCTAAGTTGTGGAAGTCTGCTGCTGTCCAGTTTGGGAAGTTAATTGACTATCGCCACATGATCGTTTGGGGTGGTGGATCGAATGATGAAGACAAGGACTATCGCAATGCTATTAAAGCTCTCGCATTTCAGTCAGGTAACGAAGGTCAGAAGGCTATTGATACTACCCGTGGACGTAAGAATGATCGCATTAGACTAGCCCTTGATGAGTTGCCCGAAATGGAACTGGGCGCGATTACTGCCCGTGTTAACTTGTCAGCTAACAATGATGTAGTCTTTATCGGTATTGGAAACCCATCTGCTGGTGACAATCCTCACACCCGCTGGGCTATGCCTAAAGGCCAAAGTAACTTCGATACTGTCAGTCCAGAGATGGATAAGTGGGATACGGAGACTGGCGTTTGTTTGTTCTACAACGGCATGAGGTCGCCTAACTTCGCCGCTCCAGAGAATGAACCATCCCCGTTCCCATTCTTGATGGATCGAAAGAAACAACAAGTCATGCTCAAGCAGTGCTACGGAGACGAGAATGCGATTGACTATGTTCGTAATGCTATCGGTTGGTGGCCTAAATCTGGATTCGCGCAGACCATTCTAACCGCTGATCTCATTCGTAACGCTGACACTAACGAAGAACCACTCTGGGATTCAGAAGGATTTCATAAGATTGCTGGCTTCGATACCGCTTTTACAGTTGGTGGAGATAGGTGTGTGCTTACTATAGCTAAACTGGGTTACATTCGCGGGACTCGCAATCGTGTTATGTGGTTGGAGAAACAGAAGGTTATTCAGCTATCTGCCCGTGAAGCTGCTGAGTTTGAGGTCGGTCTAGCTAAGGAAGTAGTCGAGCTTTGCCGGGCTTCTGGAGTTCAGCCTACTAAATTTGGTATGGACGTGTCTGGTGATGGCGGTCGAGTCGCACAAGCTATCATCCGCGAGTGGTTGAAGCATGATTCTAGTGGTCATTCTATCGCCCTTATTTCTTCTATGGGTAAACCTACTGAGCGTATGGCAGCAGAGGTTGATAAACGCCCGTGTAAGGATGTTTATGATAGACTTGTCTCGGAATATTGGTACTCAGCCTATCATGGCTTTAAGAGTCGAGTCATCTATGGTGTCGGCGCAGCGTCTGAACTGGCGCGGGAACTTTGCATCCGTAGGTACACGATTAAATCTAAGAAGATTTCCGTAGAGACTAAGGATGACTATAAGGGCCGCACTGGATACTCGCCCGATTTGGCGGATAGCTTTCTCTATTGCCTCGAAATGTCTCGTAGGTTTGGACTGGTTTTTATCGGAAACGATAAAGCTGTTCCGACAAATAGATTTTGGGCTAGAGACGAAAAGCCAACTGAATCCATTATGGATGATGACTACTCTACCGATGACTGGGGAGAGGATTAATCCAGAATGCCTTGAAGCTCTAGCGTGTTCGCTACTTCCTCTGGTATAACAATACGAATGAACTTACGTCCTTCATGGAAGCCAAGTGTTTCCATTGTCTTGATGTCAGCTTTCTTTACCCAGCATTGATTGAATTGCTGTTGGAAAAGAATCTTAGTTTGGTTCTCATCTTCATGGTATCCCTCGCAGATGATCATTGAAACGAATGTATTATTTGAACTCATATATTAAATATCCTAATTCTCTTGCCCACGCAGGATTGTCGTGGATTCTGGTGTGGCAATTTCTGCATACCGCCATAAAAGTTTGTTGTGAAGATAAGTTTTTTCCTCTTTTACTTTTGTGATGTATATCCGTTGCTTGCGCTCCACAGACTTCGCAATTTCCTTGAACTTTTTCAAAGTATTCCTTTCTCGCTTCAGAGTATTCTTTGTTTAGAACCTTACGCTTATCTGAAACAGGCTTTAATCTTGCCCCCGTTTTTTTGAACCCTTTTTTTCTACTAAGCATTGATAGTAGTTTGTTAGCTCTTGAAGTCCGATGGCGGCCAACTCCAATGAGTCGTACTTTGGCTTGAGGCTGTCTGGGAAAGGTTTTCCTCGTTCGTGCATGGGGCCGGGGTTGCTTGCAGCGTAGGGACTGACTCGGACGTAGTACTTGCCGTTTTCGATTTCGAGGAAGGTGTGCATAGTTCGATCACTTTATCTACTTGTTCTTTCTTCAGAATGCTCTTGGAGTTTACTTCAATCTGGTTGATTAACGATCCAGTTACGCCGATCTTGTCACCTAGTTCCCTGACTGTCATTCCTAGTCGCTTGCGAGTTTCCCGAAGCTGATTAGCAAAGGTCTTGCGTCCAATAGAACGAATGTAGCGCGACTGCTCGTATGCAGTCATGCAAGATTCATAGGCTTCGTATAGTGGATGCTTCATTTCAATTAAAAGTAAACCAATCCTATTGACAAGTCAACACTTTTTTGATAGTCTCTTTGTATATGGATAACACCAATGATGATAAAGTTATAGATAAAGAAGCGGAGCGTATGCTTGCCGCAGTTAGACAAACAGTTCTAATTACAAATATGTCTCTTGCTGCTGCCCTCAATACCAGTCTACTTGCAGAATATGAATCCGAAGAAGGCATCTGTAATATGGCACTCAAACCCAACAATACTGCGATCCTTGCAACTACCTCTGCTACTGGTTTGACAATTTACAAATCCCACTTCTTCATCAAGGATGATGCTATCGGTGAACAGCGTCACATCTACAAATGTGAGAATGAAGATGACGCAGATACGCTCTGGGCCACCATCAACGACAAGATGTTTGAATGGTCAAGGGGTGAGATTAAGTCCGTTGACATCTAGTCATTATCGTTACCGATAAAAATATTGTAAAAAACATTTGACACTATCACTAGATGTAGTAGTGTCTGTCTTGTACGAGCAATCGTGCCTTCGGGGTGAGAGCCGAAGAAAATAGTAAAGCATAAAATTAAATTGAATAACAAATATATATGGTCGCTTGTAGTGGTCTAACCACTCTCATCTGTCAGTTCGCCAGTTTATGCTGCCGCTACAAGTGACCGCCTTTTTAATATGAATCCATTAAAGATGAACGGAGGAATTTTCGTTCGCAGAGAAATAATGAACTTGTCGTTATTTGATGACAGGAAAAAACAAGTACTAGCAATAATCGACAACTTTGAGGGAGGGTTCGATAAAGAAAACATGAATGATTTAGCTGAGATAGCTAGAATTTCAGATATTCAAGCTAACAACGCATTCATGGCATTAGCTGGTCTTGGTTTTTTAAAGGCCAATACTGAAGGTAAATGGTTTTTAAACGAACAAGCATCTTGGTTGGAGGCTTCCAAATGAGTGTTAAAATAATGTCAGAGGTCTTTGAGCGTAGCAAGACCCAAGGTAACGCGAGATTGGTTCTACTTGCTCTAGCTGATTCTTGTAATGACGATGCTAGTTGCTGGCCATCTATAAGAAAATTGGCAGATAAAGCGAATGTTTCTGAACCTATTTTAAAGAAGTATTTGAATGCTTTTATTCAGATTGGAGTTGTCACGCGAGATGAGCGTGAAGATCATTTTGGAAGGCAGACATCGAATCTTTACACAATCATTGTTGATAGAATTGGAGATGATGAAATCAGTCGAGATGTCATTCAACAAGCTATGGCTCCAAGCAGAAATAAGTCAGTTGAGGGGGTAACACGGGTTAGTGGGGGAGGGGATAACCCCGGTTACTGGGTGGAGGGGGTAACCCCGGTTAGTCTCTCTATAATGAACCATCATAATGAACCATCAATAGAACCATCATCCGATTCAGCTACCGCTTCATCGAATAGCAGTGATGATAAAACTTCAAATGAATTCCAGACCTCTGAATTATTTAACCAGCAACCTCCCGCCGCTAACCCACCCAAGAGTAGGAAGACTAAAGTACCAAAACCAGTAGATGCTGAGTTCCTAGCAGAACTTCAAAAACTAAACCCAGACAAAGACGTGGAGCGTGAAGCGAAACACGCACAGAGTTGGCTACTCAGTCACCCAGAACGTAAATACTCCCGTGCGTTCCTGAGTGCTTGGGTCATCCGCTCCAAGAATGTAGTTGATCAAAATCCTTACAGACAATCCTTCTAATGAA